TATAGAGACGGTTGGGAAAGAATCTTTGGCCATGACTCTCGACGGTTGGGAAAGAATCTTTGGCCATGACTCTCATTGAATTGATAGAAACAATGACGAAACACAAAGTCAAACGATATCGGGGTCAATTGCCAGGACATATGGATTTAGTCGAAATCGAAATGTCTGAGACGGCGTTTAATCCTTCGGGCTATACTGTCACGAAGTCTAGTACCATTGTGAATCCCTTCGAAACAAAGCCGATGCCAGAGGAAGCAATGCTCTTCTGGTCATCCCCGGACCTTCCAGAACCAAGTAATGAGTAGTCGTGGCTAATATAGACTTTCGTAGTTTCAGCTCTGGTCCCCAAGCAGAAGCGACTCGCAAGCAACTTCAGTGGTGGAAACTATCAGCGAAAGAAGCTGCTGATTCTATCTCCGGCATTCTTTCTTATCTCCAACAGCATCAAGCTGCACGGGTGACTCAGCATGTTATCAGTTCGCGTTTATACGGCAATCTTGCACTTCTTGGGCTTTCGGGTATTAACTACTCAAAGTTGGCAAGCGTACAATCAGGAATGCGTGACCGTGTCACCTATAATATCGTCCAAACGGTTACAGACACTGTTACGTCGAAAATGGCTAAGAACAAACCAAAGCCATACTTCCTGACTTCGGGCGGTGATTACTGCGTCCAGAGGAAAGCCAAGAAGCTAAACAAGTTCGTCGAAGGCATCTTCTATGAGAACAAAGCCTATGACTATGGTCCTGAAATATTCCGTGATGGCTGTATTTTTGGAGACGGTATTATACATGTTTTTGCGCGACACGGTCGTATTTGTTACGAACGGGTAATACCATCCGAGTTATTCGTAGATGAAATCGAAGGCTGGTATGGCCGACCCCGCCAAATGCATCGGGTCATGCAGGTTGACCGGAGAGTTTTGGAGGCAATCTATCCTGGATACAAAGCAGCCTTAGAAAACATCAACCCGGCCAAGCAAGACGACAAAGGCTATCTTCCAAACGTCGCAGACATGATTACCGTTCGCGAGTCGTGGCATCTTCCGTCAGGACCCGATGCAAACGATGGCAAACACATTATTACCGTCGATGGTGCCAATTTAACACCCATGGAAGATTATGGACACGATTACTTTCCTTTTGCTCGATTCCGCTGGTCTCCCCGGCTTTACGGTTACTGGTCTCAAGGACTGGCTGAGCAGTTACAAAACGTCCAAGTTGAAATCAATAAGCTGCTATGGGTCATCCAAAGGAGTATGCATCTCGCTGGCACATTCCGGATATGGCTCAAGAACGGTTCTAAGGTTTCCAAAGAACACCTCAATAACGATATCGGTTCAATCATCTCCTCCGACGAAAAACCCGAGTATCTACTCGCGCCCATCGTCCAGCCAGAAATCTATACGCACCTCGAAACGTTAATCAAACGCGGATACGACACCGGCGCAGTCTCAGAACTATCAGTCGCCGGGGAAAAGCCGATGGGTCTGAACTCTGGGAAAGCGCTTCGGACGTTCGAGAATATTGAATCAGACCGATTCCAAGTCATCGGACAAGAGTATAATAAGTTCTTCCTAGAGTTGGCGAAGCTGTCTATAAACTGTGCTAAAGATATCAGCGAAGATAAAGACTATGGCGAGTACGCCGTAAAAGTTCCGGGTAAATCCTTTCTACAAACTATTGAATGGGCAGATATTGACCTGGAAGAAGATGAATTCACGATGCAGTGCTTTCCAATCTCTAGTCTGCCAAACGACCCGGAAGGCCGTTTACAAACGGTTCAAGAATATGCGCAGGCTGGCTACCTTAATCCACGACAGGCGAGGAAGCTTCTGGACTTTCCAGACCTTGAAAAAGACGAAGGGCTTGCCAATGCTTCAGAAGAGTATCTATCAAATGTCCTAGACAAGATTGTAGACGATGGCGAGTATACCGCCCCAGAACCCTATGACAATCTTCAACTCGCTCAAGAAATGGCTTTAGAATATTACTCCTTTGGTAAGAATCAGGGACTTGAGCCAGAGCGGCTAGACATGCTGCGGCAATTCATGCAGCAGATAGATGACCTTAAACAGGCAGCAATGCCGCCTCCTCCGCCCCAAGGCGCTGTTCCTGGAGCCGGTGCTTCGCCGCAGGCGCCACCCGTTGCACCGAAGCCTAGCGATTTAGTACCGAACGTACCAGGCGCAGTACCGAACGTGCCAGGCGCAGTACCGAACGTGCCAGGCGCAGTACCGAACGTGCCAGGCGCAGTACCGAACGTGCCAGGCCGCAGGTCCACAATAGTGCTACGTACGCGATGATAGTTACACATTACAGCGCTCAAATGCTTTTCGATAACTTTGCTATGCAAGCGATGCAGAGCATTATTACCCGCGAAGATATCAGCCTTGACAAGATTGAGGCGATTGCACAACGGGCTTACAAAGTTGCAGCAGCAATGATGTCTGAACGAGAGAAATACCAGGAGTCAAGATAATGAAAATCCATTTCTTCATACAGCAATTAAGGAAGATTTTGAAATGACAGAAGTAACGCTTAATCCCTCTCAAGGCGCAGTTGCTCCCATTGCTACTAAAGATTCGTTGGCGGCTGATGCAGCGGCGAAAACTGCGGCTGATGCAGCGGCGAAAACTGCGGCTGATGCAGCGGCGAAAACTGCGGCAGTGGCTGAAGCGGTCAAGACGCCAGCACCTGCTGGTGGAACTGAAGCACCAAAAACCGAAGCACCGAAGCTAACGCAGGAGCAGGAACAAGAACGAGTACGGTTCGCACAACTAGCACGAAAAGAACGAGAACTGGTCCAGCGCCAGCGGGCTATGCGTATTGAAGCCGACCGCATGCGTCAAGAAGCGGTGGTGACTCAACGTGCCCGTTCTTTTATGTCGCAGATTAAGTCAAAGCCGCTTGAGGCCCTTAAACAAGTCGGTGTGTCATATGACGACCTGACGCAGGCTGTTTTGAATGATGGTAAACCAGCCGCCGATATGCAAGTTAAGGCACTTCAGGATGAACTGAGACGTTTTCAGGCTCAGCAGAGAATACAGCAACAGCGGGCCGTGGCAGCAGAACGTCAGGCGGTTGTACGAGAGCAGCGTGCTGCTATCCAGGAGTTCAACGAAGAAGTCTCGGAGTTTGTTACTGCTAATCCGGAGACCTACGAATTAACCAACTTACACAACGGCCATGGATTAGTAGCGCAGACCATCGAGGCATACTTCCAAAAAACCGGCAAAGTCATGTCTCCTAAAGAAGCAGCAGACCAAGTTGAATCTTATCTAGAGCAAGCCGTCGAGAGAAGTATAGCCACAAAGAAGTGGGCAGCACGCAATCAGAAGCCGAAGGAAGAGAAGCAGGATGTTGGACAGCAGCAGAGACGTACATTGTCCAATGATATGACAGCTAGCACGCCATCAATGATGAACGCTCCAAGAACAGAAAAAGAGCGCATTGAGCGAGCCAAAGCTGCCCTCGACAGACACTCCTAGTCGGGACTCAATCTAACTTTTCTTTCTCCTAAGAGCGGCACAGCCGTCTCTTGGTATTAGAGGCTCCCTTGGGTGCTTATTTTGACCTTACAGCTGCAAACGCGGCTCTAAAAGAATTGTATGATGGCCAAGTAGTTGAGAACTTGGTCTACGCTGATAACCCGTTCTTGGCAATGGTTCCCAAGTTTACGGAATTCGGCGGCAAGTATCTTCCCGTTCCTATCATCACTGGCGTGTCTCAGGGCCGAAGCGCGACTTTTAGTAACGCGCTCGGTAACCAGGCGCCAGTTCAGATTCAGTCATTCTTGCTGACCAGGAAGACTGACTACTCAATTGCGACGATTGATAACCAAACGCTGCTCGCCAGCAAGACTGACAAGATGGCCTTCATCGAAGGTTCCAAAGTCGTAATCGATGGAGCCATCAGAGCCATTACCCTCAACCTCGCTGCACAAATATTCCGAAGTGGCTCTGGTTCTAGAGGTCAGATTTCTTCCATCACCTCAGGCGTGATTACACTTGTTAACGTCGCAGATGTTGTTCAGTTTGAAGTCAATATGACGCTTCAAGCCAATGCGACCGACGGCGGAGCTTCTCCACGCGCTGCTCTGGGTTATGTGACGGCAGTTGACCGTCAGGCCGGCACGGTGACAGTCTCAGCGACAGCACTTGGCGGAAGTGCTGGTACGCCAACTGGCTGGACCGCGAACGACTTTCTGCTGGTTCAGGGTGATAATAACAACACTATCTCGGGTCTATCTGCTTGGTTGCCTACTACGGCGCCTAGCTCAACGGATAACTTCTACGGCGTAAACCGCTCCGCAGACCGTATCCGCCTCGCCGGTGTTTATTACAATGGCGCGTCCCAGTCTTTGGAAGAGGCTTTGATTGACGCCTCGATGCTGACCGCCCGAGAAGGTGGAAAGCCGGACCATGTGATTATGCCCTTCGCTAGTTTCGGAGCTCTTGAAAAGTCTTTGGGCGCAAAGATTCAGTACGTCGGAGTGAAAGGCCCCGCTGAGATTGCCTTCAGAGGCATTGAGGTCAACGGCGCTAATACGACCATCAAAGTCTTCCCAGACCGGTCTTCTCAGGTCGCGAAGGGCTGGATGCTTCAGATGAATACGTGGCGTCTAGACTCGCTGAACGAGGCGCCTCATATCGTTCGGTACTTGGACGGTCTTGAGATGCTCCGTGTCTACAATCAGGATGCAGCGGAACTCCGGTGCGCGTACTACGCAAACCTTGAGTGCCGTGCACCAGGCTGGAACTGTAACGTTGACTTCGCTGTTTAGTACCCTCGTCGTAGACGTGGTGAGTGGCCTCACCGAGGATGTATGGCAAATCGGTTCTTTTTTCAGCTTGACCAGTCTCTCGAAAAAAACGTTGTAACTCTTTTCGCCGTTGTTAAATTCGGTGCCGCTGGCGCTCCTACTCTTCAGAAGTGGGACCCGGCGGCCCGGTCTTATTCTGCAGCTAGTGCAACGGGATTTAAAGGCGTTAAAACCATAACGCGAACCGGTACTGGTGTCTTTGATGTAGTTCTACAAGACAGCTACAACCGCTTCTTGAGTTTGAACTATACTTTTGAGAACGCTTCTGCGTCAGCAGCCCCGTTTGTAGTTGTTCAAACCCCAGATACGAACTTGGCCAGCACGACAACGCCAAAGTGTAGTCTGACGTTTTTGAATACCTCCAGCGTAGCGACAGACCCAGCAAGCGGTGAAATCGTGATTCTAGAAATCGTTCTCTCCAACTCTACGAGCTTCTAGTGCAAAGCACGCGTAAACCAGAGGTTTCCTAGTGGCCGGCGCGCTTCTCGCAAATCTGACGATGTCGACAGATAAGAACCAGCTAGGTATTGGTTCGTCTGGTAACGTCTCACCAACCGCGAATCAGCAGATGCCGAGGGTCTTCTGCTCGGTGCAGGTCGCGAATCCGTCCGCTAGCATAGTGAACGTCACGGCGATTGACCCTTATGTTTATGTGGCCAGTCCTGACGGCGGGCAACAGCCTGTAGCTTGTAGCATCGGTAAACCAAATCTAGGACCAGGACAAACTATCTCAGTCCCAGCTGTTGCAAGCGGTGCCAACGGCAATCTGTACTTCAACTTCGAAATCATTCCCCATGCTCCCCAAGTCGGCGGCCAGGGCAGTTCAACTACTGGAACATCATCTGCTTCAGGAACTGCCTCTTTAGTAAATCCGCAGACACAAATACTAACTGTAGGCGCATGGGTCGCTGGTTCTGATGGGAGTTATCTCCAGGCTACGACCATAGCAGAATCCGTAGTCATGGCCAGTCCGGGGACAGGTGGAATTGTCTTCGGCTTTAACAATGGCCTTATTGTGTCAACCGCCCCGGCTCACTTCTCTAGCACTCCGACAACGTCAGGAGGATACCAATAATGGATACCACGCGAAAATCGAGGATTTTCTAATGGCTCTAGCGCTCGCACTCGGCGTTACCAACTCTTGCGTAACTAACAATCAGCAGATTAACGTGGTTCTATCTGTTACGAACAATACTGGTTCGTCTATCAAAGCGAATTATATTCAACCGTATGTTTCTCGCGTTGGAAACACGACTGGCAGCAATGGCGGCCAAGCACAAGATTCAGCCGCGGCATATCAGCCGGGAAACAATATTCCGACTGCATTTGCTGCTGGTAATGCTTCGGTCGTGATTCCTGCCAACTCTACCATTAATTTCTCGTGGGGCGAAGTCTTCCATGGCCAGATTGGTGGAACTGCTACTACGGGTCAAGGCTCAAAGTATTTCTACGATTGTTTCGCGGTAGTGAACGGCGATGATAACTCGGTGAATGTCTCCAACCGAGCGACCGTCAACGTCATACCAGAAGACACTTATACCGGAAGCCAGAACTCTGTAACGAATCTCCAGAATGCGCAATCGCCGTTCAATATGCCAGTAGCAGGGCAATTGCGTTTTGAGTCGAATCTGCTTAGTGGCAATCTCAACTTTATAATCCCAGGATTTTAAAGCTAACCAAGGTGAATTAGATGTCCTTCCTCGCTAAAGACGCAAACGGTACAAATCAGAATCTTCCTCTGTATGACCCCCAATATCAGGCCAGTGCTACCATTGTGCCTGGTGCTGCCCCCACGACTATTGTTCAACTTACGGGCGCTGCGTCGACGAAGATGCGCATAAAATATGTTGAGCTGGCGTTTGTTGGAGCCATATCCGCGACTGTGAAAGCCATGTCATTAAATCTTCGGTCTACGGCAGCTTCGGGTGGTACGCCTGTAACACCAACGCTGGGTAAATCTGACCAGAGTGATGCAGCCGCCGCAGGCGTTGTTACGCATTATACGGCAGCACCAACCGCAGGAAGTTTAACGGCTGTTGTGCGTTCTGCTTATATTGGTTCGGGCACGGCTCAGACTCCGGACCGTTTGCGTTGGGAGTTTACAACGCACGGAGATAAAGCCCTAACGTTGAGCAGTGCCTCGCAATTCTTAACGATTGATATGGGTGCGGCTCTTGAAGCATCTCAGAACCTTTCGTATACAATTGTTTGGGAAGAAGGTTCGGCATAACCTGAGGTCATATGGCAATAACGGCTGCTGTTACGACTATTCCTGGCTCTGGGACCATTAGTAATAATCAGAAACTCAAAGGGGTCGTTGCTGTGACGAACGGCAACGCAACCCCGGTTGAGGTTATTGAAGTCTCACTCTGGGCAGCAAGAACCGGTAAGACGGATGGCGGTAATGCAGAGAACAGCAACACCGAAGTGTACCTTCCGCCCTTGCCGTCTATCGGGATGTCTCGTCTGATTAACAACAGCGCAACCAATAACTATACATTCGATATTGTCTTCTTTGCGCCGCGCCAGGGAGCAACACTGACCAATGCTGCAACCCAGCAATATGATATTGGTGCTACTGTTTATACCTCTGACGGTAGCGCTACTGCTGCTTCAGTGCAAACGGTAACGATTACCGCCCTTAGCACCTAGGAGAGGCTATGGCTACTACGCTGGCCTTTCTTAGAACCGCCGCGAAGCAGCGCGCGGACATGGTCAATTCATCTTTCTTGACCGATAGCGAGCACAACAATAACATCAATGCGTCTTGGGCGGAGTTATACGATATCCTCATTCAAAAATACGGCAACGACTTTTTCTACAAGTCTGCAACGTTTATCACCGACGGTCTTGCAGATAATTTTGCGCTACCTACCGACTTTTACAAACTACTTGGTGCGGATGTTCAGTTAACAACCGGTGTCAATCCTATCAGCATTACTCTGCGTCCATTTACCTTCAATGAACGCAATAGATACAGCATCCCCAACTTCCAGACTTGGTTCGGCGTAACCAATCTTCGCTATCGGATTCGTGCCGGAACCATTTGGTTTATTCCTCTGCCATCTGCCAATCAGACCGTGAAGATTCACTACATTCCTCAACTAGCGCCACTAGTCAATGATACTGATGCGCTTCCAGCCGCCACAGACGGCATGGGTTGGGAAGAATATATTGTTATTGATGCGGCCATTAAAGCATTGCAGAAAGAAGAAAGCGATGTCTCTGTTCTTGAAGGCCAGAAAATGGCTCTTATCAAACGCATTGAGTCAGCGGCGGAGAATCGAGATGCCGGCAGTCCCGCGACCGTAGCTGATACGCAATGGTCCAACTACGCTTGGCCGGCTGGAGGGGGCGGTTACGCAGGAGGGGGTGGGGTCTAGTGCTCCGCACGCGCTAATGGCATTCTCTCCGGTTCGTACAGGCCGTTCAGAAATAGACCGAAATCTAGACCGCATTTCTGCCGCTCTTCAGCCACAGCCTATTCAATGGATTCTGGTGGGCCAGCAGGGCGGTCCGGCTTTTCAAAGCAGTTGGGTTAACTTTGACCCAAACGGTGCTCCGAATGGTCGAGATGCGCGTTTTACTCTAGACAGTTTAGGTTGGGTAGTACTAGACGGGCTTGTGACCGGCGGAACGCCCGGCAGTACCTCTATTATTTTTACACTCCCGGCTGGTTTTCGACCCCTTCGACGTTTAAAATTCGCTGTCGTTTCAAATGAGTTATTTGGAGAAGTTGTAATTCGAGATACAGGGGCTGTTAATGCTTTGGTTGGGTCTGGCGTAAATCTATCCTTAGCTGGTATTCGTTTCGTGGCGGAACAATAAGCGTGCCTCTTCAAACGACAACTGTTTCGGTTGACTTTACGAAGTCGCTCGACCAGCGAACTTCTAGCAAACTGGTCCTGGCAGGTAAACTTACGACCGCTACCGATATGGTCTTTCGTGGAAAGGCCATTGAACGGCGGTCAGGCTTTACTGCATTATCCCAAACAATTTATGGTGGTACTTCGCTGTCGACGGAGACCAGTCTACTGGGTTATGTTTTAGGCAATACCGTTGCAGTTCAGGGGAAGAAGTTTTATACCTATGATTCTAAAAAGACTCAATGGTCCAGTCATAGTACCGGCATCAATCCGTTGGCAATAACAAAAGCTATTGCTTACAGAAGTGCACGTCCGGTCACGTGGACCGCAATGGAGTCCACGAATGGCTATACTTGTTATCTGGTCGTAACGGCCCCCACTTCTGGGACAACCGCTGTTGAGGCCCGAATAATCGATGAAACTACTGGCGCCCAAGTTGGCGATGTTACGATTTTGGATACATCCAGCACAGTGAATATTGTTCAAGTAGCGGCCAAGTCCAATGTATTCATCGCCGTATGGCTTAGAGGGTCGACACAAGTATTTGGTTCTACCTTTGATACTACCAACCCGAACGGAGGTTGGGCTGTTATTAACCTAGTGACGTCTAGCAATGCGGCGAATGGTTTGGCCGCGATTTCCGTTAACAATCGTGTTTTTATTGTCAATCGGCAAGGCGCGGGGTCAACAGCACAAGTTGAAGAATTAGATACGAACCTAGCCATTCTAGCTGGGCCCGTGGATACTACAATGCCCGCCGGGGCGGGTTGTTTTATCGCGAGTAGTAATGATGGGTTTTTGTACGTCTTGGCATTTGATACCAATACCTTACGACGTACGGTCTTGAATCTCAGTCTGACTATTACGCAGGCCTCTGCCACGGTAGATACGCCCAATACCGCAAACAGCAGTAATTCAGCTGCCGGTTTTCCTTTAGCCGCGTCTTCCGATATCTACTACTCTTTTGGGGCCGATACGAACAATAATCGTGTTCGGTTTGTGAATCTAACTTCGGGCGGAACTATTGGCACGCTTCGAAATTTTGTGCGCGGGTCTGCAGTTGCTACAACGCCATTCCAAGATGGAGCCGGAAGACGCTATATTTGGCTTTTCTCACGCTGGGGCATTGTCGGCGGGGCACCTAACTCGGGACAAAATACCCTCGGACAATCCCTTGGTCTCTTTGAGGATACGAAAAAGGACGGGACAGCGGCCAGATTCGTCGGACAGGCATTATATGGCAGTGCCCGCTTCACCTTTACACTCGGGTTAAATCCAATTGCGGTTAGAACAGATAACAACGGAAACGCTTTTACCATTGCCTTAGACCAGTTTGTTTTATCACTGGCTTCTGGTACGGCTACAAACGCGGTTGGTATCGCAAGGTTAACAACTAATACGCAAGCACCTGCTTTACAAAAAGCCTTGTTTGGTGGATTAGCGCTCCAGGCATGTGGCAGTCCCTCATTATTTGACGGGTCAGACCCCGTTGAAATGGGCTTCCCACAATATCCAGAAGTGATTCGACTACAAAATGTAGTAGGCGGAGGTTCTCTAAGCGCTGGTGCCTATCAATACGCCTTGACTTATGAGTGGGTCGACAATTTAGGGAATCGCTGGCAATCAGCCGCTACGCCGACACAGTCTGTAACAGCCGCATTAAATGACCAAACAACGATTACAGTACCATATTTACGTTGGACGAATAAAGTCTCTCCACGAGCGGATGTTCGAATCGTTATTTGGCGCACGGTCTCTAATGGCTCTACATTGTTTCGTCTAACGCCATTAACAAATTCAATAGTCAATGATACTACCAACGATACTACGACTTATACTGACGCAGCAGCCGATTCGTCAATTAATAGCAATGAAATTCTATATACCGCTGGCGCATTAGCCAATATCGTACCGCCGGCTTCACGCTATGCGGTCGCCCATCAAAATAGACTATTCTTGCTGGGGTTAGAGGACTCTAACTTACTTTGGTATAGCCGCAAATATGTCGCAGGTGGCGGCATTAACTTCGATGATAGTTTCACTCTCCGGGTCAATCCATGGGGAGGCGACATTACGGGCGGCGCTTCAATGGATGATAAGCTGATTGTCTTTGAACAAACAGCAACGGCGGTGTTGTACGGAGATGGTCCTAACGACCTCGGGTCAAACAACACATTTGTTACACCACAACTAGTCTCCCAAGATATAGGCTGTGCAGATGCACGGTCTATCGTTTCTACGCCATTTGGCGTCTTGTTTCTCAGTAACAAAGGTTTCTATCTTCTAGACCGCGGGCTCCAAATGCGTTATCTCGGCGCCGCGGTTGAAAATTTGATTAAGCCTTTAGGGTTTACTGGTGTCCCAGCCATCACGTCCGTACAACTGCTTCAGGACCGGTCTCAAGTTCGCTGGACATTAAAACCGGTGGGTATCTTTTCGCCCACCGGATATGTCGTGGACAGTCCTGGCGTTTGTTTAGTTTGCGACTATACGGATGTTCTCGCGGCTGATGCCGATGAGATATCCGACAAGTTCAAGTGGACAACGTTTACAAACTACTACGCTTCAGACGCCGTTATTTGGAACGGCAGTTATATACAGATTGGTTCTAATAACATTGTCAAGGTCGATTCCGAATCGGCAAATTCCGACGCCTCAACTACCACTCAAGGTATTGTTGGAGTAGCTGAAACAGGTTGGATTAAGGTCAAAGGCGTACAAGACTTTCAACGTGTCGTTAGAGCACTATTTACAGGCGCTACCAATGGTTCTAACCACTCCTTTACGGTTTACATCGCCTACGATTATATACCGAATTTTGTCGAGTCTTTTTCCGTCGGACCACTAGGCATTACCGAGCCTTGGCAGTTTAGGCATATGCTCAGCTATAAACAGAAGTGCGAAGCTATTAAATTCAGAATCATTTCTAGCCAAGAAACAACGGCTAAGTTCTCCATCGAGAATCTCACGCTAGAACTTGGCACTAAGAAAGGCGCGTTTAAGCTTCCAGCGAGCGCGACAGTGTAACGATGGGTTTCAAGTTTGGCTTTGCCCCCAGTCTACTACATGGACCCGACGAGCAAGCTCGATTGGATGCTGCTCAACGAGCTAAAGATTATGCCTCTTCTTATCAAGGTGGGGATTATCAACGTGAATTGCTTCAACGTGGAAATTTAGCGCAACAGCAACGGTCCCGAGATATCTTGACTCAAACGCCCGGCTATGTTCCAGGGTCTGAGTATATGGTTAATTTTGGGCTTGGTCAACGGGGCGGACCCGGTGTTCAACAACAGCAAGAACAGATGAACGCCTTTAATCAAGGCTTAGTAGGCAATCCTCCCGGCCAAGGAGACCCTGGCGTCGGAAACGCTCTGTTAGGCTATCAAGGTTTGGCCAGTCAACTAGCTCAGGCCGCAGCAGGACAGGGCCCCTCCGCAGCACAATCTCAGTTTCAATCAGCCCTCGACCAGAATCTTCGTGGGGAAATGGCTTTAGGCCAATCACAAGCGGGCGTATCTCCGGGTGCTGGTCTTCGGAATATTCTTGAAGCACAAGGCACTACGACGGGCCAAGCTGCGGCTCAATCTGCCGCTCTCCGTGCCCAAGAACAGCAAGCAGCACAAGCACAACTAGGTAATGTATTAGGCGGTTTTGGTCAAGTCGGCCTAGGTGCAACCGGACAACGGCTTCAAGCCGCCGGGATGGGGCAGCAAGTGTCCGAACAAGACCGTCAAGCGCAATTAGAACTAGAGAAACAGCGGTTAGGTGCTTGGCAAACACAAGTTGGTAGTGATACGCAAATGAAAGGGGCAGATAAGGCATTAACCGGAAAAATTGTCGGCGGTATAACACAAGGGGGCGGTGCTGCAGCGGCATTAGCCCACGGTGCTGAGGTTAAAGGCAAAGCTAAAGTTGACGGCGATTCAGAAGAGAATGACCACGTCCCTGCTATGCTCTCTCCGGGCGAAATTGTTCTTCCAAGAACAGTCGCGCAAGATAACGATGCACCCAGAAAAGCAGCTGAGTTTGTTAGAGCCATCAGGAAGCATAAGAAAATGGCTCATGGCGGAGAAGTCGGTTCTCCGTTTGGGCGCCTTTTAATGCGCACGCGTGCGTTGGAGACTCGGCTTGAAGCGCTATCGAATTTCTAAAGAAGACGAGTCGCACTTCGAGATTGACCACGGTGATGGTAATCCGTTTCGTGTGGCTAAGAAAGGACTTGATAAGAAGACTTTGGCCAATATCCCTAAGTTTGCTGATGGCGGTTCTGTCTGGGGCAAAATCCTGCCCAGCGCTAGAGCTATGGGCGAGGCCGGCAAACCAGAATATACTCGCGGTAGTGCAGCTGAGTCCTTAGCGAGACCAGCCGCAGCCTCTACGATGGGACCAGAAACGGGCGGAGAGACAGATACTAGAAGTCTTCAAGAAATGGGTTTAGAGCAAACTACGCCTACTGCCACAGCGCCACCAGCCGCCACACTAGAAACTCCATTGCCGCCCGTCGAATTACCAAAAGCGCCCAAAAGCGTCGGCGAAAAAGACGAAACGATGGGCATGTTGAAAGAAGGACTGAAACTATCTAAAACTGCTTATGACAAAGAAGCGGTTGAAGCGGAAGCAATGGGCAAGGACCGCGCTGCTCAAACGCAGAAATATTTGGACGATACTGCGACTAATGATGCAGCACATAAGGCTGAAACCATAGCTCGAATGCAACAACTAGCGCAAGAAAGTCAAGATATCAAAAACTTTAAGATTAATCCAAACCGCGCTTGGGAACAAAAGAACATTGGGCAGAAAATCTCTGCGATGATAGGTCTTATTCTTGGTGGTATTGGTGGGGGTATAACCGGACAACCAAACGCTGCTTTAGGAATTATCGACAAGATGATTGACCGCGACATCGATGCGCAACAAAAGGACTTGGAGAATAAACACACGCACTATCGAGCAGAGTTAGAAAAGGGTCATATGGCAGACGAGTCTTATAAATTGGCCGATGCGCGCTTACGGAACAATCTAGCTACACAGCTGGATATGGCCGCTGACCGACATAAAGGACCACAAGCCCGAGCAGCGGCCGATGCTGCTATTGGCCAACTAACAACCCACGCGGCTTCTAATATTAACCAAGTAATGACCTCTAAAGCACAGCGACAACACATGGCTCTAACCAATCAATTCGAACAAACCAAGATGGGCTGGGCTGAGCAAGACCGCGCTTTGCAACAAGACGCAATTAACAGATATATGAAAACAGGCGAAGTTAGCCCCTATCTACCACCACATTTGTTAGAACGACAAGTTCCTGGAGAAGCGCCTGCGTTAACAGCCGAAGGCGCCAAGACTCGCCGTACTCAACAAGCCGGGGAAACAGAAGCTCGTGAAACATTGAAACAGCGACCAGAAACTGGCTTGGGTATCATGGCTAAGATTCCCGGGACGCCAACGCATGCGGCAGTTCAAGGATGGGCCCGACAACAGGCTGAAGCATTAGCCCGCGCCCACGGTTATACCCGGCCCGGGGCGGCCGATGCAATTATGCCGCGTGTTCTAGAAATAGCTTCTATGAACCCCTATACTCGTGAAGATGCGCTGAAACGACTTAATGAAGAATTGAAAGTGACGACAGGGTCACGCCGTAAGTCATTAAATCCCTAATGGCAGACCAATCCAAAGCGCCTTTGTATATTACGCCGGCTGGACAGCTGGAAACACTAGCACCTGAAGATGTAAAATACGCTGGTAGTTATGGTTATATCCCTGCTACATCAGAACAGATTGAAAAGCATCGATTACAAGAAAAATACGGTACTCCTGGGCAGGTTTTCGAAACAGGGGCGGAAGCAGCTGGGCGGGCCCTTACGTTTGGACTGTCAACACATTTAGAGAAAGCTTTTGGTGTCCAGCCAGAAGCTATCCGAGCTCGACAAGAAATCAACCCCTGGGCCGAAAAGATAGGAATGGGGCTCGGCATTGCGGCTCCTGCTATTGTTTCTGGAGGTGCTGCTTTACTCCCCGAAGCCGGTGGGACAGCTTTCCGTGGCGCCGCAGAACTAACCGCCCCCTCACTAATCGCCCGCGCTGGGGGTTTAGGGCGTGGATTAACCGAAACTGCTTTACCGGCCGGAGAATCATTGGCGAGCCGATTAGCCACCCGCGCTGCTCAGGTAGGGGCCGGGTCCGCTATTGAAGGAGCCGCTTACGCTGGTGGAAACGTCGTCCATGAACAAGCTCTAGGCGACCCTCACCTTACAGCACAGTCTGCAATGGCCCAGATTGGCTTAGGAGCGCTTCTAGGCGCTGGTCTAGGGGGTACGCTGGGGGCCGCAGAGGTCGGCCTTCCTGCGGCCGTTACGGCCTCTAAGGAGGCGATGGCGCGCCTAGGCAATAAGGCCGCTGGAGCCTTCCGAGAAGCCTATCCTACCTACGCCGCTGCGCGCCTGAATGAAACCCCAAAGGTCATTTCAGACCTCATTTCTGGGAAAGCCCCTCAACTCAAGAGCCCAGAGTATCGCGCCACCTTCGCCAAGAACCTTACCAAAGGCCTAGAAGACCTCCACGACGCTAACGAAACTACGACCCGGACCTTAACCAGGACCATTAGGCCGGCTGAGCGGGAGTTATTGCTGTCAGAAATTAAGCCCGAGGCCGCCATCGCAGATGCTCAACGTCTGGTCAATCGGATTGGCACCGCGGGGCAAGAACTCAAAGCCCAAGGCATGCTTCGAGACGAACGCATTGCTGCCGAACTAGAGCAGATGCATGGCAATCTTCTAGACCGTCTACGAAATACAGCCAATCCGGCCGAAGTCTATGACGTGCTAGACGAGACTAAACGACATCTCTGGGACCTTACGAAAGTCTCTAAAGCCGCCGACCGCTACAAACAATTGACCGCTATGGACATGAAAGGCCTCTATACCGACTTTCGACAAGGTTTAGAAAACGAAGAGGTATGGGGCCAAGCAGGGGCACGCCAAGCTGCTTTGAACTCCGCCCAGACCGAACACATTGCGACCACTAAAGAGTTGATGAAAGCCCTAGGGTCTAAAACAGCCAAAGGTACAGCAGAACTCAATCCAACCAAAGTAGACTCCTGGCTAAAATCTCTAGACAAAGCCTCCGGACAAGACAAACTTGAAACCGTTACCCAGTGGATGGAATCATCTAAGAAACTAACTGACGCCGTCGAAGCTTCCCATAAGCTCGTGAAGACCGGTGATTTTGACGCAGACTCTATTCGTAGTTTAGTTAATAAGACCGGCGACAACATTGCAGAGGCGCGAAAGAACTTAGACCTTACCCAAGCAATGCAACGTATGTCGCCGGAGGGCGGCGGATTGCTGGGGGCGGTAGGAGAGTCCATGCTGGGCCATATGGCACTAGGACCGGCCGGTACCGTGCTAGGGCCCGCACATTCACTCTATAGCCTGTCTAAGAATGTTCCGCGGGTCGCTGAGCTCCTTGGTTACTTTGAACGATTCAACAATAAGACTCTCGCGCAGATTGAGTCTGGCGCTAACAAAGTTTTCCAAGTCGGAGCGAAAGCTGGGCAGCGGTCAGCCGGCTATCAAGGTGCGAATCTTGCCAAGGTATCTGACCGCGTTCAACAGCTGGCTACAAATCCTACAGCCATGGAACAACATCTTAGTACACAAACGGGCGGGATTATAGACCATGCACCAGAGACCGCTAAAGCTCTGAACGTTGCTACGTCTATTGCGGTGGCCTTTCTCGCTTCTAAAGCACCAAACCATCCGCCACAGACTCCTCTTGCGAAAACCCTTCCGCCCAATGATACAGAAATGGCGACGTTCAAACGGTATGTGGATGCAGTCGATAAGCCGCTGTCCATTCTCCAACATATTAAAGAAGGCCGGTTGTCCAACGAAGAACTAGAAGCTCTCTCGGTAGTACACCCCAGACTATTAGAGCAGATTAAGACTGCTGTACTAGAAAAAGCTACCGCGCAGAAGACTCTACCATTCCAAACTCGCCTGATGCTTTCCAAGCTGTTTGGGCAGGATATGGACGGGTCTCTACGGCCGTCAATGTTTCAATCCAACCAAATGACTCTAATGGGGCCTTCTCCGTCTATGTCCCAAGGCACCCCCGGTAAGAAGCCAAGCAGTAGTGGGGCCTCTAAGCTTACGATTTCGGAGCGGTCCAAGCTCCCAATTACCAACACAAGAGAAGGTGAATAGCAATGCCGTTTCGTTCAAAGGCACAGATGCGGTTCATGTTTGCACGCAAGCCAGAAATGGCCAAAGAGTTTGCTAGTAAGACCCCGAGCATGAAGAAACTGCCAGAAAAGGTAGGAATGATGCGTGGTGGTGAAGCTGGTGCTGAGTACATGAACAACCCTATCGAAAGGTATGTTCAATCTCTCGGCCCCCATCATGAGCCTTCACATTACTGGCACGGCGGAGAATCCCACCCAGGCGAGTATCTTCACGAAGAGCATTATCCCGAATCTGGTCGGGAACTAGAGCGTAAGAAAGAGTCGGAGATTGATGCAGTTCCGGACTTCGAAACTGTGCGGAATACTCCAGGCGAAGGAATGGCACATGACGAGACGCCAGAGGACCATCCGGCATATCACCAAGGCTATCAAGATGCCATGATGGCAATGGGTGGTAAAGTTGGATATGCCCATGGTGGAATGTCTGACCGTGGTGAAGAAGAACGAGAATTCTTGGAACAGGACGATGAAGACGATAACGAGTTCAATACTGGCCACCAAGAACACTATGCACACGGAGGCTATCTAAACAAGCCTTACGCCGAAGATGAGGCCTCGGAACGCGAGGAAGATTGGGAATATCCAGAGAGCCAATCCAACGTCTATGGCAATACAGAAGAGCCAGAGAAATGGACTGAGATGGGCGACCTAGAAGAGAATCCGGACATCGATGAAGAGGAAGAAGACCAGAAAGCCCATGCTCGCGGTAAAGGCTTTGCCGACGGCGGCTCTGTTCCGACTGGCCGTAAGCATGCATCCTCCACCACCGAAACGGGCATCCAGGGCAGTGACTACGACCCGTATGAAAAAGCAACCTCATACTCAGGACCTTCACAAGATGACCTTGACAAAGAAGAAGAGCAAAAAGCCCGTTATGCTCGTGCCCTTCAACGGAGGCGCTAAATGGCTTCCTCAGCGGATAGATTTATTATCGAAAGAAGCGCTCTTACCCGCGTTCCAGCTGTACCTGCAGCTGTCTCATCTCCACCAAATGATTCAGGGAAGTATCTTATCGACCCGGGCGCCGGCACTACGCAATACAGTGACGGCCTTCGACTCGCGAATCTACAAGTAGTGACCGTTACGCTTCAGGCCAACTCTGGCCAGACGATTACGGCGGGGGGGTCGCTGGACTGTTGGGTCTATCACGATGCCTTGGCTGTTTGGATGCGGGAACCAGAAGCCGACTTGAACGTTAACTGGCCAGGGCCGGGTGGAACGACTGCCCGTCAAACACGAACCTGGCCCCCTATGCGATTGCCTGCGCACTCCGGCGGCCGGGTTCTCTTTGCTGCAAATGGTCTTGCTGTTTCGGGCGGGACGGACGTTCTGATTCGAATAGACGGTTATACTACTCAATTCTCCCCCTAGGCAGCTATGATTCAACCTTTTGGCAGTCGTTTTACCGGCACGCTGTTTAGCGGTAACCTAAATCCAGGCGCAGACAACAACGGCCAGACAATTGGGACATCTACTCTTCGCTGGACAACATTATTCAGTCCAGGTGTCAACGCTGGCGCTAGCACTCTCACGCTGACCGCGTTAAATCACGTGGTTTCAAGTGGAACCCTAGGCATAAACGGTTCGACTGGCAATGTGTTTGGGTTAGATTTCAGCGGCAATACGATACGGCTAGAAACCGGGGCTGGTGCCGCTATTGCACTGCGAGATAGCGGGTCTGGAAACCTGTTCTTTATAGGAGGCAACAGTGCGGCTACAGCAATCAATAGCCAGGTCACCGACGGTGCGACGGCAATCGGCTTAATAGTCAATAGCCAGAATACGCTAGCGAACGCAGGGTCCAGACTTCTTCAGTTACAAAATAATATTACGGAAGCCGTATCGGTCGACCGAAATGGAGAACTGACTTGGCGAACTAATCAATATCTTAACAATTCAGGGACACCTGGAAATACGACCATTAGTCGTGTTACCGGACGCGCCGCTATTGCCAATGCTGCTAGCGCGTGTGTCGTTACTAACACTTTAGTTGCAGCCACAACGATTATTTTTGTTCAATGTGAAACTACTGGCGTTGGAGTGGCTGATTTAGTGGTGACTCCAGGGGCGGGCTCATTCACTGTTACTAGTGTTAATGCAACCGGAGCAGCGACAGTAACCACGGGTGCGTTGACTTTTAGTTTCATCATTTTCAACTCATAGACTTGTCCCCATGCAGCTAAATATTCGTACCATGCCTTTTCAAGCCAAGGGGGATGAAGTTACAGACGATACAGCAGCTTTTCAACAAGCGTTAGACCTCCTGGCTCATCAATCCGGTATTATTGAAATTCCCGAAGGTCGTTACAAGATTACAGCCCCTCTCAACTACACTGGAACTAACAGCATCAGTTTACAGCTACGAGGACATTCTAGTAAAGAATCGCGCTTGATTTGGTTAGGCCCTGCCGGCCAAACGCTATTTAATGCCCACGGAATGAATACCTCGACATTTGAGAATGTTCATTTTGAAGGCCGCAACCAACCATTGTATGTGCTTCATCTCCAAAGCAATCAAGCTGCGGGAGGGTCTGGGTCTTCGAATTTAGTCTTTAATAGATGTACCATTGAGGGATGGTCTGGCTTGGGTTCTGCCGGAGTCGCCGTAGGAAACACAAGCGAATCATTTCAAGTATCAGAGCTCAGTTTCGTTAACTGTGAGTTTGGTACCTCAACGGCCTTCATCAATTCTGGGGCATGCTTTGTCTTTTTAGGCAATCCTGGAAATCAAAAAGATGCCTCATTTTGGGGCGGTAGCATGAATGGTTGCGACTACGGCATAGACGGACTTATCAACAGCGGCCGAATTCGTGTGGATGGAGTCATTTTCAGCAACATCAAAATCGCTTGTATTCGTAATGGGACCGGAACGCTTGCTATAACAGGGTGTCAAGCAGAAACAAACTTTGATAATGCTAGGTTTGTAACCGGTGTTGGCGGAAGTTCTAACAACCCGGGCTGCATCTATCTCGCAGGGAATCAATTTAATGGACAATCTCCCACGGGCGCAGCGGTCGTAGTCGACCACTATGGGGCCATTAACCTAACAGCCAATCAGTTCTTTATGGGCCCAACAGCCACTCCCATGATTCAAACAGACCCCACATTTGGAAGTATTGCATCACTAGGCAATGTCTACGACCAAACGTCACCGGGTGCGGTGTTCATTGATTACAGCCAAAATGTGATAACGAACACGTCTATTATTTCATCCTACCACGATATGGGAAGAAATGCCGGAACAATGTCCCGTTTTCCTATCCGCGGCACTAGTGGCGGTTTTGTGCCATGATAGACTGGTCTTTTTTACAGCATGGATTGATTACAGCTGGCTCGCTCTCCGTCGTAGTCTGGTTGTCTAAACGGTCTATCAAACAAATCGATGATAAACTTAAAGTCCATGATTCAAAGCTGGATAGGCTTACTGAGAACGTCGCGGAACTCCGCGGCTCTATCTACAAACCCCGCCGGAGCGCCAATGGCCGATTCCGCACATCTTAAATCAATACTGCCTAGTAGGCTGGCGCAATGGGCCGATAGCTTTATGGCTGCCGGGTTAGTCTACGGAGTATCGCCCACGCTCTTAGCAGCCATCTGCGACCGGGAAAGCCGCGGGGGAGAAGCACTTCTTCCTCCCGGGCCAACAGGAACAGGTGACAATGGACATGGTCGGGGTCTAATGCAACTCGACGATAACTCATATCAAAGATTTCTTGATGCTGCTTTTTTCGACGGAGTTCCACTCTGGCGCTCTCCTGCATTCAACATTCTATACGGCTGCTGGCTACTCCGCCACTACTACAATCTATCGGTAGGACGCTGGGCTGTGGCTATTGCGGCCTATAACGCCGGGCTGACCCGAGCACTACGCGCCACGCCGGGAGACCTACGCGCCACGCCGGGAGACCTACGCGCCACGCCGGGAGACCTACGCGCCACGCCGGGAGACCTACGCGCCA